GATGTTGGCGACCTGGGTCTGCACCGCCCCATTTGCCGCCTGCAATGCCAACTGGGTGGCGTCCTGCTTGTCCTGCACGCTGAGGTTGGTATTGGACTGAATCGAGGCAATCACCTGAGCCGACGCCGTCGCCTTGTCCTGCACCGAAAGCGACGTGCTCGACTGGATGTTGGCGACGATCTGTGCGGTCTGCGAAGCCTTGTCCTGGACCGAAAGTGACGTGTTGGCCTGAATATTCGCGATCGCCTGCGCCGACGCGGTGTTGACCGTGGCGAGGTCTTTCGATCCGGCGATCTGCTGTGCGGCCTGTTGCGCGGTATTTCCCGCTGCGGCGTTGGACTGGCTGACCTGGGTGCCGAGCTGCGCATTCTGCAGGTTGGCGGTGTTCTGTGCCGTTACCGTGTTGGTTGCGGCCTTGTCGTAGGTTGCTGCATCGGCGGTCGCGATCGGCGTTGCCGCGGCATAGAGCGCCGATTGGTCGGCGGTGATGCCCTGGCTGGAGTTGATCAGGCCCCTTTGGTTCATCAAATTTCGAGCGGACGCCTCGGCCTGCTGCATCAGCGGGCTGCCCGCGGCGATGATGTTGGATATTTGGCCGGAGACCGTCTGGTCCGGCTTGACGGTGAAGGCGTTGGCGTCCGCTGTCGTCGCGGTGGCGGTTTGCGGCGTGTACGGGGTGACGGTAGCGCTGCCGACCTGTTGCGGGGCGCTCTGCGCGGTCGACGGCGCGGTGTTGATCAGGCCCGTCGGCAGCAGCCCCGGGGTTGGCGTCGCGCCTGGTGTGGGCGGGACAACCGGTGGAACTGTCGGCGCGTTGACGCCCGGGGTGACGGATCCGCTCATGTCAGTGGTCCAAAATCGCGGCGGCCTGGGCGGCGGTCAGGATGCCCGGCACCAGGCCGTTGATCCCTGCGGCCACCGCCGGGTCGGTGAGGTCGATCATCTGCGCCGCGGCCAGCGTAATCAGCATGATCCCGGTCTGCGGACTGCTCCACAGCACGGGTAGTACTGCCGGGGGGATGCGGTTGAGGAATTGTGTCGGCGTGATCTGCTGCGGCTTGCCCGGGGCTGGCGGGGCTGCGATCGGATCGGGCGTGTTGCCAAGGGCGAGCCACGCTTCGTAGGCGGCCCAGTCGCGGTTGGCCGGATCGGGCGGGATGCTGGCGCCGTCGGTCGTGCGCACGATCGAGGTGCTGTTGGTCAGTTGATACATCACAGATCCGCCGAGGCTGAAAACGTGTCGTTGAAGCCACGCGAGGGGCCCGTCGAGACCGCCGTCCCGGTCCATGAGGCGGCGCGGGTCGGCAACAATCCGGCGGAACCAGAACGCGCATTCATCAGTGCATTCCCCGAACCCGCCTGTGACACACTGGTGATCGTGGGGCTCGCCCGCTTTTCGACGGCGTACGGCACGCTCACGGCATAAGCCGATGTTGCGGTAGCGTCACCTACCCACACGATGCTGCAAATCTCGAAGAACCTCTGGCACTCGGCTAATTCATAGCGATACGATCTCGGCACAAACGCCGAGGCCACGGACCCCGGCTCAAATTGTGCTCTGTCGACGGTCCCGGTGGCGAACTCGACAGTAATGGTGGTGTTCGCCGCAAGTCCGGTGACCGTGATCGGACTGACAAGAAAGGATCCGGCATTGATCCGCGCTGTCGCCGTGCCCACCCAGGACAATGTGTAAGTGCCGCCTTCGACGGTCAGCGCTTCGATCACCTGCTGCAGCGTCCCGGCGGTGATGGTGATGACCGTCGTCGGCTGGTTCTGGGTGAACGTGTAGGTGCAGCCGCCGGCGCCGGCCTTCCAGCGATCATGCCCGTAGACCCCGGCGGCAAGGGCCACACCCGAAACCTGGGCACGCTGGTTGATGCCGAAACCGCCATTATGGATGCGATTGCGCCCGATGCCGGCGGCACCAAGTGCGGCGGTGGCGTTGGTGCCTTCCGCGGCCGTCGCCCGGGTGGTTTCGGTCGCAATCGCGGTGGCGTTGGTGCCTTCTGCCGTCGTCGCTCGGGTGGTTTCGACCAGCACCGCTGCCGTGCTGTAGGCGGTCGTTGCCAGTTGCGTGGTGTTCGTGCCAGGCGCCGCCGTCGGAGCGGTCGGCGTGCCGGTGAGCGGCGGGCTTGCCTTCGGGGCCAGCAATGCCTCTGCCGTCGTCGCTCGGGTGGTTTCGACGCCGATCGCGGTGTTGCGGGCAGTGGCCTCGGCAGCGATCGCCGCCGTGTCGAAGGCCGTTGTTGCCAGTTGCGTCGTATTCGTGCCGGGCGCCGCTGTCGGAGCGGTGGGCGTACCGGTGAGTGACGGCGACGCCTTCGGGGCCAGCAGCGCCTCCGCCGTCGTCGCCCGGGTGGTTTCGACGCCGATCGCGGTGTTGCGTGCCGTCGCCTCCGTTGCATCCCCGGCGATCCGCGCCGTCGTCTCGGTGCCGACCGCCGTGCTGAGCGTGGCCTCCGCCGCCGTCGCCCGGGTGGTTTCCGTCGCAACGTTCGCCGTGGTCGCTAGTGTCCCGGCCAGTGCCGGCAGGGTGAACGTCAGGCTGTCGACCTGGTTGAATATCGTGTCGAACAACCCGGTGGTGCTGATCCGCGGCATCATGTCGAATGCCGTCTGGATCGACAGGAACTCGCCCCGGATCAGCACCGACAAGCCGTCCGCCCGGTTCCCCGGATTGCCGCTCGCGGTATAGAACGGGTTGGTCACACCCGCATCCCGCGCCGCATGGAATAGTGATGAATGATACTATTCACCGTGTATGCCTCAATAAAGTTCGTTCCGGAGGTAATGGTGACGCGAATGTTTTCCGCCGTGCCGGTCTCGTCGATGTCGGTTGGCGTCAGACCCGACCCGTCCCAGACGAACTCGTCCCACACGAAACTATCCCAGTGTGGCACGTCGCCCAGATTGATCGGCAGCAGGACCGCCGGAAGCTGCGCCAATTGGTCACTATTGTAACCAATCTGATAGCCGTACTGGATTTCCGCATAGCTGTCGCCCTGCACCTCGATCGAGGCGGCGCGGAAGCGTTTGAGGATCCGTGGCGACTTCACCGGATCCCATGCGGTGACGAAGAAGGCCCCGATCACCGCCCCGTCGAAACTGGTGCCGACGTCGAGCTGGTAGACGTTGCCATCGGCCCCCCCGGCATAGGTAACCTCGGCGTCGGTGACCAATTTGTTGGTATCGACGCAGGTGATGGTCGCGGGATAGAAAACCAATCCCGACCCAAGGTATTGCTGGTTAAGGATGGTGCAGTACAGCGCGTAACCGTCGTTGAAAAACAGCCGATACTGGCTCTTTGCCCGGTTGACCGAGGAGGCGGCAAGGTTGCCGCGTTCCCGCGCGATGAACGGCAGGATGTTCTTGGTCAAAGTGGTGGGGAGAAAGTTGCCCCAGTTCAGCGTGGTTTTCAGCGTCACCACGCCGAGGTCATCGAGAAAGAAGGTGTCGAACAGGTTCTGGATCGAATATGGCACCGCGCCAATGCCGGTGTTGAAGGTGACGAAGTTGAACGTCGTCGGATCGGTGCCGTAGAGAAACGCTGTATTAGTGCGCAGGAAAACCCCGAGTGTTGCGGTGGTCTGGCTGCCCGGCAGGGTGATCATCCCGGTCACGGTATCGCCGGTGGCAATCTCGCCCGCCCCGTCCACCGACGACCATTTGAACGGATTGCCCGCCGCGGGGAAGAGGATCGAGGCTTCCTGGGCGACGAACAGGAAGTTCTTGTGGAAACGAATATGGCTTGGGCGGTCAGGGGACAACCCGGTTGAAATCGGCGCCAAGGTATCGCCGTCGAACTCGAAGCACGGATTGACCCCATCGCAGCCGTAGATTCTTCGGGTGATCAACTGGCCGGAGAAATTCGCCTTTTCGAAACTGAACCGGCCGCCGGCCGCCATGGTGATCGGCGTCTGCGCCCCTGAAAGGGTCAGCGTCGCGCCGGAGGTGGTATGAGCGGCACCGGCGGTAAAGTTTCCACCCGCTGGATTGGTGACGACGAACTGGCCGACCGCGGAGCCTGCCCAGGCGCCGGATTGCCACATCACCCGCTTGATCGTCGCGGTGACCCCGCCCTGGGTCAGTACGTCCCCGTCAAGCGGGACCGCGGTCCCCCCGGCGGTAAAAGCGACAAGATTGTAGTATGGCACCAGCACCCAGCCGGCCGGGCTGGCTTTGTAGAGCAGCACCGCGGTATTGCCGGGGTTTGCCCGAAAAGCATACAGGTGGTCGACACCTAGAAACGCCATGGCGACGACGCCGAGGATCGAGCCACTACCGGGAACCGCGAGGATCAGCGCCCGGTAAACATCAGCCGCCGCGGCGGTGTAGATCGCCCTGGTTTTGGCATCGATCGAGACTGTCTGCGCGGCGGCGTTGCCGATGTTGACCGGCCCCGGCGTGAACAGTAGGTTGAAGGTGTCGAAGACGCCGGTGACCTCGGTTACGACGATGTAAGCAACCGGGCCGGTGACCACAGCGATAATTGTGCCTGTGGCGCCGCTGGCGTTCTGGGTGACCACCTGGCCGACCGTGGGGACGCTCAATAACCCGCCGAAGTCGCCGCCGAAGTCAGGCCCGCCGAAGTCATTGACGCCGACGACCTGGATGATGGTGTAGGTCGCCGCACTCGGCGATGGTCGGCCGTCCACCCGCTCGTAACCCTCGACCCTGGAATACCCGCCAAATTGGGCCGTCTCGAAATTGAGGCAATCTCTAAGTGCCCCGGGCTGCAACCGAAGTGACGGGGTGGTTAAATCCAGACCCCCCGGGAATGCGACGCCTTGCGCGGTTGTTCCACCACCTAGCTGGGTGGAGGTGTACGAAACTTTCGGCCACTGCTGCTTGGAGACAGCGTTCACGGCTTCGGCAGCTCGGGTCCAGCGGCGTTCGGCACGGGAACGATCGTCGCCGGCCGTTCAGGCGGTGGCGTGGCTGGCTTCGCCGCGGCTTCCAGGCTGGTGATGTGGGCTTTCGCGGCAATCAGCTCCGCCTTCGCCGAGGCTTCCCGCTGCGCGGCCTCGATGATCATTTGACCCAGGGCTTGGGTGTTCGGATCGGCAGGCGGGGGGTCGGCGGCGAAGGCCAGCGTCGGGACCAGCAGCGAGGCGAGGGCGAGGGCGCGGATCATGGTGGGCACCTGATTTCGAACAGGATCTTGCCGTCCTGATCGGTCAGCAAGAACGGCACCGTGTCGCGGCGGTAGCATTTGATGACGACCGGCACCTCCGGCCCGGCTGGTGGGCCGGACGGCGGCGCCCCGACCGATACCGCGCCACCGGGAGTAGTCCGTGGCACAGGCGCGGGTAGATCATCAGCCCAGGCGAGCGTGGGCAGCAACAGCGCGGCAGCGATGATGGTGGGGAGCATAAACATTCCTGTTGAAGAATGGCCTAAAAAGCCGGGATGTAGCGGATGGCGCCGGCGGCATTGGTGACCGTCAGCCACTCCTGCACCGTGGTGTGTGAGCCGGTCGGGCCGATGCTGCTCAGCGCGGTGGCAATGCCGCCATTGGCGGTCATCAGGGTCGAACCAACCTTGAGCGCGCCGCCCGTGGGCTGCAGCGAGAGCGTGTTGCCGGTGGTGTTCCAACTGATATTGATGGTCGGCGCCACGCTGTCGGTGCCCGAGCGCAGCCCCAGGGTCACCGGGTTTGAGGGTGTGGTGGTGGTGGGGAAGACCGGCTGGCGATAGACCGTCAGTGCAGTGATGACGCCGGCGGCCACGGTGGCGACTTTGTAGCGCCCACCGTAGGGATCGGTCAGCACCTCACCACCAGCCCAGCCAGAACCACCGGTAACGATCATGCCGGCGCCGTTGGCCGTGTTACCGACCGCACCCTTGGTGTCGATCGTCAAGCCAGCAGTCACCGGCTGGAGATAGCCGGTGCCGATCTGCTCATTGCCAGAACCGTCGATTGAGAGGCCGTTGGAACGTAGGAACGCGGTGCCAAACGTCACATCCAGGAAATCCACACCGTAGGCTGCAACCGCTGGTTTGGTGACATCATTCTGCCCCATCAGCGCTTTGATCAGGCTGCTGTCAGACGCGAACGGCCACTGCGAACTATCTTCACCCAACAACAGCCCGTGCTTCCACGAACCTGCGGAGACTTCGGAGTTACCCATCGCAAAGGCAGCGTCGAACACAGCGCCTCGATTTACATCCGCTGGTCCGAGGCTGATCTGGAGACCATGCTTTCGCAGCGTGGTCCCCTGCCCGTTCATATCTATCTCAAGGCCGTTATAGAGGGCATAATTCGTGGCGGCCGGTGCGAGGGAGGCATTCAACAGCCCGGCCCAGATCTGGCCGAGGGCGCCGGCCGGGGTCGGTGCGGTGCCGCCCTGGGGTGTATTGCCGTTCATATCGCCCCGCAATGCGATGATCGAGCCGGCGGTAGCGCCGCCTTGGCCCCGGACATTTATCGACGAGTCAAGGCCGATCCGTGAACCGGTAAAGCCAGTGTCGAGCCGGAGATTGTAGGACCCGGCGATGGCATTGGAATCGGCCGTGTATTGCACTGAGTCGTTGGTGATAAACGAGTGGTATTGGTAAGTCCCGGCAAACGCGGGCGTGCCGGAATACGTCGGAAAACTGCTGAACGGCTGTTGCGCAACGGTAATTGCCCCGGTCAGCACGATCGGCGCCGGGTTCTCAAAGATTGATCCGGTGAGCGTGAACAGCCCGGTGGCGCGATTGAGGGTCAGCGGCGTGTCGATGATGGCGCCGGCATCGGTACGGCGTTGCAGCAAGAAGTCCGAACCGGCGTTTGAGCCGGCTTCGCCGGCGTTCGTCACCCCGAGATCCCAGCGCCCCACACCCGCACTCTGCCACTGGATCTTGCGGGCGCTGGTCGTGGGTCCGTTGAGGAACAGGTGGAAGTTGTTGCCGAGCCCCCCGGGCGAGGTGAACGAAGCCGTTCCGGTGAACACCGGGCTCGCAGCGTCCGCTTTGAACCCAAAGGCCGTGTTGATCGGGCCGTTCAACTGGGTGACGCTGGTGATCTGCGGCGCGCCTGGCGTCGTCGATGGCCCGAGCAGGTTCAGCGTGCCCGGCGATTGCGCCAGTGCTGGGAACGTCAGCAGCGCCAACAGGGCGGCGAGGATGCGCATCAGGCTAAGGCCCCGCCAAAGCCGATCCGCGGCGCGCGTGCCGCCATCAGTTGCGCATACATGCTGGCATTTTCCTGCGAGCCACGCTGGTAGACCTCTGGCGCACTCTCGTATCCGGCATATTTGGTCATTGCGCGGTAGACGATCAGCATGTGGAAGCGCGTCGGCAGCCCCACCGGGACGTCGGTATCCAGCACAAGTTCCGAGGGTGCGACGAAGTAGTCACCGGTGATGGTGTATTGGTCGTTCGGCGGCGGCCCCATGCACAGCGACTGGTCCGGCCCGACAGCACAGGCCACAGGCCGGGTCTGCACCGTGCGCATCGCACCCAGCATGTAGCTGTTGCGCCATTGATCGAACGGAATGTCGTCGAGTTCGATCTCGCCCTGAAACCCTGGTACGGTGGGAAAGCAGCGGAACGTGCCGAGGTCCCACTTGCCGAACGCATCGACGCCGACCCCAACGGTGCCCGGGCCTGTTCCCAGCGGGTAACTGGCCTGGCCGGCTACGGTCTGGAACGACACACCCTGGCCGAGCAGGTTGGACGAGCGCATCCAGTCCCAGTCAGAAAAATCCATTTGAACATCAGTCCAGGCATCCGCCACCCAACCGACCACGCGCCCGACGCTGCCGGTGGCGCCGGCAACGGTGGGCAGTGCCGTGGTTATCGCCGCACCACTGGCGACGCCGCATTCGACGCAGGCGCGGCGACTGAGAGCGAGGAAGTTCATTCAACGGTCCTCGAAGTAAACGAGCGCGTGAGTGATTGATATTGCATGGTAATGTAGTTGACTAATCGGCATGAACTGCCAGAATAGGCGGGCCGGATGGTGCTGATGACACCGGTCCGACCCTAACCTCGACGGAGTATGAGTCCGTGTCGGCTGTTGTTCAAACTACTCGTCAAGATTTCTATGTCTATTGCCTGTTCCGCGATGGAACCGGCGAGCCGTTCTACATCGGTAAGGGACAAGGTAGCCGGTGGTGTCACCACGAGTGGCAGGCCCGTAGCGGCACTCGCACACACAAAGCCGCCATCATTCGCGGTATGCACGCGCGTGGGATCAAGGTCATCAAGGCAAAACTCCACGAAAGGCTGACCGAAGCAGTCGCCCATGCGTACGAAATAGCTTTAATCAAGGCGATCGGACGGGGCATCGACGGTCCATTGGTCAACCTCACCGATGGAGGCGAGGGCGCAACAGGGGCAAGGCACACCCTGGAAATACGTGCGGTCATAGCGGCAGCAAGCACCGGTCGGCAAAAGTCGCTAGAAGAACGGGCCAAGATATCGGCGGGACGGAGCGGGTGGAAGCATTCGGCAGAAGAGCGCGCGAAGATGTCAGCAGCACAGCGCGGTAGGATCCATTCCCCTGAAACGCGGGCAAAGATGTCGGATGCAAGTCGCGGCAAACCGAAGTCGGCGGAAACACGGGCAAATATGTCTGCGGCTCAGAGCGGGAGGACGTTCTCGCCAGAACACGCCGCTAAGTTGTCGGCGGTCAGGCGCGGCAAGAAGCAGTCGGCAGAAACGCGGGCAAAGAGGGCGGCGGCACTTCGCGGCACGAAGCAACCGCACTCGCCGGAGCATATCGCAAAAATAGCGGCGGCCTTGCGAGGCCGGAAGGCGTCAGCAGGAGCGCGCGCAAACATCTCAGCGGCAACCATCGGCAAGCCAAAATCACCAGAAGCACGCGCCAACATGGCGATTGCTCAGCGCCGACGCGCAGAAGCGATGAGGCTCACAAATTCCGTCGTCTCAACTCTTGGACCCACGCAGCGCCTCTTGGATTTCGGTCCTCTATTATAGAAAAACTATGGACGGGCGAGGTAAATCTGCTGACAACATTATTCGGTCTTTCGCTATCCTGGCCTATTATTTGCGTCTGAACCGTGTCCACCTTGGCCCGTATAATGATCTCGAGTACCTTCCTTCGCACAATCAATACGCGACCGACAGGAAGGTAGCCGATTTCATCCCAACGGCCGTTCTGATAGACTTCCGCTGGTTTGCCGTTGCACCAAATCGGCATCGCGCCCGCCGCATTGCGGTCGCTGCTAGGCTCGATTCGTATTGTAACCTGTTCCTCCATGAACTTTAACTCATCGAGGTAGTCGGTATTCCCGCCGATCTTCTCCCCGGTGACGATGTCTCCCTCGTACTGCGACGAATCAACGATCGGCGGCTTCTGCTCGATCGGCATAGTGGTGGAGTGCAACTCTTGGCGTGCCATGGGGCTATGCTCTCTCCCCTACCTTCGACCCCATTTCGGCCAACCGCTCACGCAGCAGGTAGCCTTCCAGGACCCAGATTTTGTTGCGAGCGTTCTCGCGCGCGATCTTGCGGCCGAGTTCCTCGTCGAAGTTCGCCGCGCTGGCGGCAGCGCTTTCGCCAATTACGATGAACCCGTTTCGCAGCCTCAGCGCGCATACAGTCAAAGTCGTGCCGGGGAAGACGTGATAATCCTCCCCGACAATAGCCGCGTCGATCATCGCCGGATTGAGCCGAGGCGCGGTCAGGCCCTTTGCCTGGATTTCGGCTTCAATGTCGGTCTCATTTCGCATCTTCATCTCCTGGCATGCGAGGGGTTTGGGGAGAAGCGGCCGCTTAGCTCGCCTGCGGACGCGCCGGCAGAGCCGCCACGTTCTGGAACGTCGAGGCCGAAACGCCCGATGCCGTCCACGAGCTTGTCCCGGGTGTCCAGGCCGCTGCGGACGGCGCGGTGCGCACGATGGTATAGGCCAATGGACAAAAGTCGTTCGGCAGCGACGGAAACTGCGGCTCGTTGATCAGCGCGCCGACGGTGGTGGTCACGCCGATGCCGCAGGCGATGATCGGCCCCTGCACCAGCTTGAGCGCCCCGGCGGCATTCTGGCCGAACACCAGCGCGCAGGTCTGGTTCGGTGCCAGCGCGTTGAACGCTGCCGAGGTGTTGGCGTCCGTGGTCGGCGACGCGGCATTAGTCTGAGCCCCAAGCGTGGTGGCGAACTTTCCGTTGATGCAGCAGTTCGTTGTCACGGTGGAGGTGAACGTCGAAGTGGTGCCGGCGACGGCGGCGGCGGACGCAAAGTTCATTGTGACCGATGGGTCAAAGTCCGTGTTGTTGGCCATGGGGTGCTCCTTAGACCAGCACAGTCGGGTCGAACGGACCCAACGGGCTGACGAATACGGTGGTGGCGGTATCGAGTGCGGTGGTGCCGCCGGTGAAGGCACCTGCGTTGGTTATGATCAGGAACCCGACGAGCGCCTTGCCGGCGGGGAATTGCGGCCAGCCGACCGCGCCAAGCGTGGCCCCCGGCGTGCCGCCGGCGACCGTGACCACCCCCGCCGCGTCGATGAAAAAGCACGCCACGGTAAAGGCGCCGGCCCCGGCGTTGATCCCGGTCAAAGCCGGCATATCCGTTGATGCTGCGATCTTGACCAGCACGCCTTGCGCGGTGGCGTAGAAGTCGGCGGCCCCGGTTTTCGCCAGCGCACTGGCGCCGGCTTTGATCACCAGCCCGGCCGAGGTCAGCGGCTGGGACGAGTAGCGATCGGCCAGATAAAACAACGGCACACGCACGGCGCGGCGAAACTGGGTGTTCTTGAGGCCTTCCAGGTATCGGGTCAGGGTATCAAGCATAGGTGGTCTCCTTTACTTGATGCCGATTAGACCAGGACCCTGGAACCGACGTAACCAACGGCCATCCAGCCTTGATTCTCAATCATGACCGCTTTCCACCATGCGGTTCCGGCGTAACCTCTTTGGCCCAGAGGATCGGATTTCGTCTTGTCCCCCGGTGGCAGGAAGGTGGGGGAAAGGCTGTCCTTGCCGCGCAACGCGATCTGGCCCCAGGCGTCCTGCGCGGTCACGATGAACGGATATACATCGATCGAGGTCCCGGTGGTCGAATACATCCCCGTCGCACCGATCGCCGCACCGCCATCCTGGATCGACGGCAGATCCGGGCTGGTGATGAAGCGGAACCGCTCGCACTTGCCGATTTCGTTGGCCATCGGCGTGCCGGAGGCATACGCCTCGGCCGGGACGAAGTTCGGCAGATCCCTGATGTCTGGTTCAAGGTCGGTGTGGCAATACACCGTGTAGCCCTCGGCGACGGGATCGGTGGCGAAGTTCGGCCCGGACTTCAGCACCTTGTTGACCGGTTTGCCGTGGTTGGCCTGTAGGTTCTTCGCGATCTTGCGCACCATGCCGAGCGTCAGGCCGGCGTTGACCGTGGCGATCGAGGTGCCGGCGCCGCCGTAATAGGCGTTTGTCGAGCCCCTTAGCGCGCCCCAGATGATCATTTCGTTGACGAAGGTGACCCGCTCGCCGATCTGCTCGATCATGGCTTTCGGGATATCATCCTCATAAAGGTCGTACGTTTTGTCAGTAAATCCGTAGAGGCAGCCGAACTGTTGCACAACGACCGTGATGTCGAGCGGGACAATGCTGTCCGGTGCGGGAGTAACACCTTCCTGGATCTGGTGCGCCTGGGTGATGATGTTGCCGCGGTCGCCGGTGCCGTTCTGGAAGAAGGCGTTCTGCGACGAGGCGGAGGTCGCGGTTGCACCGTACGGGAGCCAGCGGCGGGCGACGTAGGTGTCCGAATTGTTGCGGGGCATCGGGATCTGCCGGCCGGTCTTGCCTAAGACCTCCATCGGCACCGCATGGGCAAGGATCTCACCCTTGAACTTGTTTATTCTTCCGGGGGTTAAGTTGAACGATTGTACAGCCATTGGTGTGGTGTCCTGTTGTGGGTGGTTTCACTGGTAAGTTTCTTTGGAAACCGCCGTCACAGGGCGCCGGTCGCAGGCCGTGCCATCGCACGGTCGTTTCGTTAACGTGAGTTGTAGCCGGACTCGAATTCGTCTTGGTCGGTTTTGCCGGCGGCAGCGCCGGCATTGTCGCCACGCGGTTGGACCGCGGCTCGGATCCGATCGGCGCGGGCGGTGTCGCGTGGCGCCACGGCAGGCTTCGCCGTTGCAGTTTCCTTTTGGAAGGATCGGATCGCCCGGCCGATCACAGCCGCGGACTCAGAACCGTTGACCCTGGCCTGATAGGCACTGTCCTTGGTGCCGAGCCATTTCCTGAACGCGTTCTCAGGGTCGGGCTGTTCTCTGGTCACATCGACCGCACCGACGATCGTTCGCCAGTCCGGGTGGACATCCTCCAAGATCTCAAGTTCGCGCTTGCTGTGGTATTGAGCCAGCAGGGTTTCGAGCTTGGCCGGATCGGCGTCATTGGCGCCGGGCCCGGGCAGGCCTGAAAGTGCCGCTTCCAGCGCGGCGCGGGTTTGTTGCGCGAGTTCCGGGAAGTCGCGCTCCATCGCCGCGAAGGCTTCTTTCGGGATTTCGATCTTCCGAGCAGCGGCCGCGGTTTGTGCGGGTGTTTGGGTTTTTTGGTCGTTCAGGATTTTCTGGATCTGACCCAGTGTCCCGAACGCCTTGCTGAACTGAGAATCGTAGCTCGCCGTGCGCCGCGCGGCAGCCTGGACGTCGGCCCAGTCCTTTTCGCTGATCTGGACGAACTTCTCCGGCTCCGGCTGTGCCTCTGCCCGTGGGGTTTCCGCGGGTTCGAGAGCGTCCGATTTTGTCGTAGCCCGGTCTTGTTTCGTCGCCTGTTTGTCGGGTTTGCTTTCGGTGCCGGCAAAGCCAGCGCCGAAATCAGCGTCTTCCGCGGCGGCGTCAACCGTCGTGGTGTCTTCTTCAGCCATTGTTGGGGTTTGCTCCGTCACGCAGGCGCCCGTTAGGGTGGCTGCTCTCCAATGCCGGTCAGAACTGGCCGGTCATCCCCAAGCGAAATGATCCGCTTGAGGCACTTGATCTCGCCGCGTAGCAGTGCGGTTTCATACTCCGTTAAGAGCGTGTCGTTCCTGATGCGCGCGAGCGCGAGTCGGTCTTCGAGATGTGCTTTCAGCCGCAACCAGAGCCCTTGCGCTTTGTCGTGTTCGCCGAGCTGGAAGTCAGTCACTGAGCGCGTGGTCAAACACTAGGTTAGACAGACCGCGTAACTTCATGCCGTCGTCGCCCGTGGCAAACGATTTGGCGACGACGTGTAAGTCCCCCCGGTCAAGGTGGCGGGCGAGGGCTACCGGATATGCCGTGACCTCGTTACACCACACGTAGGTTGCGCCATGAGGGGCGCGCTTCATTTGGCCTGTGGTTCTTCCTGTCCCGCGATCTTCAACCATCCTCGACCTTTCTAACTCCATCACTGCGCCGGGCTCTGCTGTTGCGCCTTCGCACCAGCGATGAAATCCGCCGTGTCTCTGCCGAGGAACTCATGCAGCGCGTCGTAGCGAGCTTCCGCCTCATCCTCGCTGCTGTACGAGGGAAACTTGTCCAGCCCGACTTGTATAGCTGCCTTGATGGCATCGTTTGGGGCGAGTTGCTTGCCATCCACGACGGTCGGGATATTGTAGAACTTGCCATCCTGCTCGAACGACATTTGCAGCAGGCTGCTCACTGAGCCATCCGGATGCACGATCTTTCCGGTGCCGTTGAGGTTCTGCAGATGGGTGTTGTAGAGGAACTTTTCCTCCGGGGTGAGGTTCATGGCGGCGTCTGCCTCTGCCATGTGGTTGGCGACCGGTCCTGGCCGAATGCGGTTCATCCCCGGCGATGTTGTCGGGTCCGGCGGCGGCATCCCGTTCAGGAACGATCCGGCCCCAGGCAAGTCCCCGGCATGCGGGTCGAACAGCGCTGGTGCGGCATTGAGCAGCGACGCCACTACTGCGCCGGGCTCTGCGAGAACGCCTGACCATTGGCCGCTCTACCCGGCACTTGCACCGGCGGCTTGGCCGGTGGCGTGCGGTGCTTGCGCATCTCGTGCGCGTTGTTTTGCTGATTGAGTTGCCGTTCGGTCTGTAACTGCATCGCCGTCTTGGCAAGCTGCGTTTTCGCCTGATCGAGACTGATCCCGCGCTTGTTCGCATACTCCATCAAGGCGCGATCGTGCTCCATTTGGATCTGGTTCGCCTTGATAGTCAGCTCGCCATGCACGCGGGTCTGATCGATCTGAGCCTTGCCAACCTCAAGTGTATGCGCCGCGGCGGCGATTTCCGCCTCGTTCTGTTCGGTCTGCTGGTCGGCACTCTGCGACGCCGCCAACTGCTTCATCGCGGTGTCCTGCACAATCTTGGCGACGGTTACGGCGGGTGCTTCGGGCGGTGGCGCGGCGTCGATCTTGGCCTGTTCTTCCTCCGAATACATCACGTCGTCGGGGGAAAGCTTTTTCGATTTGAGGAACAGTTTCGCCCACTTCTTCGGGTCGATGCCATAGATCGGATTGGCCGCCATGTTGCCCATTTGCGCGATTGACTGATCCTGGATCGCCCGCTCGACCAGTGCAATCGAGCCGTGCGCATCGATCTGGAATTCGCCTTTTTCCTCGTTCGGCACGTCGGGGTCGAGCAGCAGCCACTCGTAGTACTGCCGGACCACGGGTTCGGTGATATAATCATCAAACGCATAGCCGATCGAACGGAGCAACTGATTGGCGTTGTTGTTCTGGAGTTGGGCGGCGCCGAAGGTATCGGGAGTTGTCGCCCCCGACTGGCCCTGTGCGATCAGCGGGATTGAGGTGGTCTCCTCGGCGAACCGTTCCCCCAAGGTGATGATCTGCGTCAGCGCCTCGGTCATGTTGGGGATCTGGATCGCCATGAACGACTGGCGCACATCGGCCGGGCCATCGTTGGTTTTGTACCAGATCTTGTCCGGCGTGATGGTCCAG